ATGGTTCTTTTTACCCCGAAAACGCCTCAATAAGCCACTATCGGCTTGAACCGGATGAGAACCAGTCATGACGGCTCAAAACGGCTCTATCGGGCTCACATCGGCTGAGGAAGGGGTAGTAGAACCGCGTTATGGCTCACAAGTGCCTAGAATCCGGTCTAAACCCTTAGATTTGCCTACTAGAGGCGATGAAATGATTCAGTTCTGCAAAGATATTGGATTCCCGCTGCTACCTTGGCAGGAATTACTAGCTCGAGACTGCCTCAGATATAAGCCGGATGGCCGCTGGGCTCACCCGCTAATTGGCATTATGTTGCCACGCCAGCAGGGTAAATCTACCTTCATGGCGCTTAGAATTTTATTCGGCATCTATGTTCTGGGCGAGAAAATGCACCTTGCCACAGCTCATAAGTTAACTACATCAAGCGAAATCTTCTTTAAGGTATCTGAAATCATTGATGGTTCCCAGATGCTCTTGGATAACTTTGCCAAGAAGTACGAATCTAAAGGATCACAGGAGATTCGGTTTAAGAATAAGGCTCGATACCTAATCAGAGCGGGTAACTCAGCTGCTCGAGGTATTGCTGCTCCGGATGTAATTCATATTGACGAGCTTCGAGAATTCGACACTGAAGATGTTTGGTCATCGATGCGATTTACCCAGATGAGTAATCCCAATCCGCAGGCCTATGTCTATTCCAACGCAGGCCACGCTAATTCAGTCATGCTTCACAAGTTTAGAGAACGTGGACTAGCTGCAAGCGAAGGAGCCGATGATTCTATTGGCTGGTTTGAATGGAGTGCTGAGCCAGGGGCGGATGTCACAGACAAGGAAGCCTGGTACCAAAGCAACCCAAGCCTCGGCCACACAGTTCATGAAGATAATATCAAGGATAGCCTTTCGGATCGTGAAGATATTTTCCGGACAGAAATCCTTTGCCAATTTGTATCCATGATAAATCCTGTTATTTCAGAAGCCGAATGGAAAAAGTGCAAGGTGGAGAATCTGCCTCAACTTGATGTAGAGAAAGACACTTGGATGGCTATAGATCTGAGCCCAGACAGAAAACATGGGTCGCTCGTTGCCGGCCAGCGCCTTGATGGCGACAAGTTCATGGTGAGCCTTTTGCACACTTGGTTCAACCCAGTTAATCTCGATGATAAAGAGATGGCTAATGACATAGCCTTTTGGGTTCGCAAGTTCCCAGTAAATGCAGTGGCATATAGCAAGTCGACAGCCTCAGCGGTTGCAGCTCGATTGGCTCCAGCAGGAATTCCTATCCATGAGATTACAGGTCAGGAATACCAACAAAGCTGCGATGAGTTCGTTTCAGCGGTTTCTAGCCTTCGCCTTGCTCATGGAGATCAAGAGGAATTAACTAAACAAGTTCTCAGCGCGGTTAAGTTAACTCGAGGTGATGGCGGTTGGGTTATGGGACGTAAAGCCAGCGGCATAGTTTGCGGTGCAGTTGCTTCAGCAATGGTTACTCACTTTGCGACACGCGCTGAATCAGAGGTAGACATTCAGATAGGGTAATGTCTAGACAATAGCGTATAATATGTCCAATGGGAATCCGGGACATTTTTACATCTTCTAAGCCAGCAGTAGAGACCACAGTCGATGCGGCTTCTGCTCCTGCACCCTTTAATAACACAGCTTCTTTTAATCCTTTCGTATTTACTCAATCAGTTGCTACTCGTCAGCAAGCTATGGCCGTACCAACAATCGCACGCGCTAGAGGAATCATTTGCTCGACACTTGCCGGGCTCCCTCTTGAGCAATACTCAAAACTTGATGGATCACATATTCAAACACCATCAGTAATTAATCAGCCAGACCCACGCGTTCCTGGTTCTGCAATTTATGCTTGGCTCGCTGAAGACTTGTTCTTTCATGGAGTCGGTTATGGTCAAGTCCTCGAGCAATATGGGGATACCGGAAGAGTTCGCGCATGGACTCGCGTTGCTCCAGATCGCGTAAGTGTTAAGTTAAACAATAACGATACAGAAATTATCGGATATCAAGTAGACGGCTCAGTAGTTCCTAATCAAGGAGTCGGTTCTCTTGTCGTGTTCTACGGCCTTGATGAAGGTTTGCTCAATCGCGCAGGCCGCACCATTCGCGCAGCTCATGCACTTGAACAAGCCGCTGAAACTTTTGCTAAAGAGCCAGTTCCACTTCAAGTTCTTAAGTCAAACGGCACTAATCTTCCAGCAGAGCGAATCTCTAAGCTTCTCGAATCTTGGAGAACTGCTCGCCTTACAAAGTCAACAGCGTTTCTAAATGCTGATGTTGAATTGCAGGCGTTGGGCATCGATCCAGCCAAATTACAGCTGAACGAGGCTCGTCAGTACGTCGCTCTGGAATTGGCTCGCGCCTGCAACCTTCCTGCATACTTCGTAAGCGCAGAAACTACCTCGATGACTTACAGCAATAGCGTTTCAGAACGCCGTTCGCTTATTGACTTCTCAATGAAGCCAATTCTTACTGCTATTGAGCAGCGCCTTTCAATGCCAGACTTTATTTCATCCACCGGAGAAATCAGATTCTCACTAGATGAATTCCTGCGCTCTGATGCTTTGCAACGCGCTCAGGTATACGAAATTCTTAATCGCATCGGCGCTATGAGCGTTGAACAAATCCGCGAAGAAGAAGATCTAATCGATAACAAGGAGACACGATGAAGATAACGATGCCAGTTGCTATCACAGCAGCGGATGCAGAATCTCGCATTATTGCGGGTCGTATCGTTTCATGGAACGCTGAAGGCAATACCTCAGCAGGCCGTACTATGTTCGAGCCAGATTCGATCACGATGGCTAAGAACACAAAGTTGGTTCTACAGCATGACACCACTCGCCCTCTTGGCAAACTAATGTCATGGGAACAAGATGCCACAGGCATTACAGCAGAATTTAAGATCGCTAAGACCACAGCTGGTAACGATGCCCTCGAAGAGGCAGCCACCGGCCTTCGCTCAGACTTTTCAGTCGGCGTAGATGTACAGGCTTGGGATAACAAGGATGGCGTTATGGCTATCTCAGCAAGTAACTTGGTCGAGGTAAGCCTTGTCACAGATGGCGCTATTCCTGGCGCAGAGGTTGCAAAAGTAGCAGCCGAGGAAACCGAAGTTTCAGAGTCATCTCTGGAAGAAACACAATCAACCACAGAAGGAGAACAAGTGTCAGACACTACCAATCCAGATGTTGCTCCTGCCGCTGAATCGGTAGAAGCTGCAAAGGTTGAAGTTAAGGCTGCAACAGCACCTTACATTTCAACCACTGTTCGTAACCCAATCGTTGATAAGGCTTCTTATCTCGAGCACTCAGTCCGCGCCTCACTTGGCAACGAAACATCAAAGATGTATGTTGCAGCAGCAGCAGACACAACAGATAACGCAGGACTTGTCCCAACACGTCAACTAACTGAAGTTATCAACGGCATCTCAAACGCAGATCGCCCATCAATTGAATCAATCTCACGCGGCACTCTTCCAGATGCAGGCATGACATTCGAAATCCCTAAGATCACAGTTGCTCCAACAGTTGCAGCAGCATCTGAAGGCGGAACACCATCAGAAACAGACCAAAACGCAGCGTTCGTTTCAGTCTCTGTATCCAAGTACATCGGGCAACAGACCTTTTCACTTGAGTTGCTAGATCGGTCAAGTCCCGCGTTCTTTGCGGAATTGGTACGTCAGATGGAGTTCGCGTACGCAAAGGCAACAGATAAGGCAGTCTCAGACGCTCTTATCGCTGGTGGAACAGATGGCGGAAACCGCACAGTTTCAGCGGCAAACATCGCAGACTTCGTGTCAGATGCAGCAGTATCTATCTACAAGGGAACCCTTGGTTTCGCTCAAAACATCATCGTCTCTCCAGAACAATGGGGCGCATTGATGGGACTCGTCGACGGCTCAAACCGCCCTGTATTCCAGCAAACAATCAACCCACAGAACGCAGGCGGAAACCTAACTGCTACAGGCGTTCGCGGAAACCTTCTCGGACTTAACCTCCGCGTAGATCGTCAGCTCACAACTGGCTCAGGCGTTGGCGACAACACAATGATTGTTGTTAACCCAGATGCTTACACATGGTACGAGAGCCCACGTCTCTCACTCCAGAGCAACCTGATCTCAACAGGTCAGGTTCAGGTTGGCTACTACGGCTATGGCGCAGTTGCGACAAAGCTTGCAGCAGGTTCATACCGCTGGATGGTTGCATAACCCAAACTAATCATGGGGGGGCTGCTGCTCCCGGTGGCTCCCCCAGTCGTTTAACGAGAGGAACTAGAAATGGCAACAATAGTTACAGCAAGCGAACTTCGCTCTGTCCTTGGCGTTTCTAGTTCCCTCTACAACGATGCTTACCTAACAGATGTAATCGATACAGCAGAAGCAGTTATCCTGCCAATGCTTGTTAAGTACGCAGTAGCAATCGATGAAGTAGAACTAGAAGCAAACATCGCAGTTTATAGAACTGTCGGCATGAACCAATTCTCAGCGGGTCAGAGCGTAGTCATCACAGGATGCGGCTCCCCATTCAACGGAACTTTTACAATCTCGGATTCTTATGATGATTTATTTACTGTCGCTATTACCAATGCGGATATTGAGCCAAAGAATGTCATTCCTTCTGGGCTCGCAACGCTCTCAGGTGCCGCCACTTATGTTGGTGTCGCAGCTGTAGAGTCAGCAGTCCTAGCCGTATCAGTAGAAGTCTTTCAGTCTCGGATCGCTCCAGGTGGACAGATCGAGGGAATCGATTTCACAAACGTTAGCCCATATCGTCTAGGGCGCAGCCTCTTTAACCGCGTATCAGGGCTTCTAGGGGCGTATATCGACACCGATTCAATGGTGCAGTAAATGCCAGCCTCAACAATTCTCGATACAGTCCGTCAACCACTCGCCACAGCCTTTGCAGGCGTAGCAGGCAACGTCTATGCCTACGTTCCCGAAGCTCCTATGGTGCCATTTGTAGTGACAGTCCCAGACTCGCCTTATCTCGAATTAGAGACTATTAACAAGTCAACGCTGCACATAAAAGTCAATCTTGTTATCTCAGTAGCGGTTGCCTATAACAGCAACCCTGCATCGCTCGACAATCTCGAGCAGCTCGTCATAAGTGTTCTGAAGGTGATCCCAGTAGGGTACACAGTCGGAGCGGTTGAAAAACCAACAGTTACTCAGGTCGGCCCTTCCAATGTCTTGGTGGCAGATATCAGAGTTTCTACCTACTACACACAAACAAACTAAGGATAAATAATGGCAACCACAGTAATCACAGGTCGCGATATTTCTCTATCTTTCACAGGTGGAACAGATATCGAGGCTCAGGCACTTTCAGCAGTTCTAACAAAGACCAACCTTCGAGAGACATTTCAGACACTTGATGGTGAGGCCTACAAAACGACGAATGTTGAGGCAACCTTTGCTCTTTCAATGCTTGCAGACTGGGGCAAGACAGCATCTGTATGCGAAGCTCTTTGGGCAGCAGCAGAAGCACCAGACACCACAATTTCAGTAACACTTACAGCTGCTACAGGCGCTCAGTTCGTCTTCCCAATTCTTCCTGAATTCCCAACAGCAGGAGGCGCTGGAACAGACGCACAGACTGTAGACTTTACATTCAAGGTCGCAAACGGAACTGTCACAGAGACATTCTCCTAAGCCGATAGAAACGGGAGCAAACAATGCAACAGCAGATAACAATTAAATATACAGATGGATCCGAAACCACTTACATGGTTCGACCACCAGATTACGCCCGCTGGGAAATGACCACTAAAAAGGTTATCTCCCAGTTTGGCGGAATGTGGGACATTCTTTATGTAGCACACAGCGCCATGAAGCGTGAGGCAGGCGGTAAGCCAACTAAGACACTTGATGTCTGGATGGAATCCGTAGCTGATGTCGAAGTAGGTGAAGGCGACCCAAAAGTCATCCAAGAGGAAGCTTAAGCCGACTCTTAGTTGAACTGGCAATAGCCACACAGATTCCTATGGATCATTGGCAAACTGCCGAGGATATTCTTACGGCTATCGAGATACTGGAGAAGCGCAATGGCGGATGAAGTAATCGCCTTTGACAAGACTGAACTTCGCCAGGTCTTCAAAGCTCTTAAGAATATGGGTGAGGAAGCCAACGATGAGGCCAAGCGCCAATCAGGCGCTCTGGCTGAATTCGCTAAGGCTGAGGTTAGCCGGACTGCTGGTTCTCTTCAAAGCCGCAAGGTTGCAAGTAGAATTGCAGATGGTTCTAGGGTTAAGAAGTCGAGCCGCATTGGTGAGATTACTTATGGCTTCGCTTCTCAGAAGTTCTCAGGTGGCGCAACCACCAAAGATATCTGGGGTGGTTCAGAATTCGGATCTAATAAATATAAGCAGTTCCCTGTCTGGTCTGGCCGCCAAGGTCGAGGCTCTAAGGGATGGTTTATCTACCCAACGCTTCGCAGGATTCAACCTGAGATAGTTGCTAGATGGACTGAATCATTTACTAAGATTTTGAAGGAGTGGGGCTAATGGCAACAGGTACTAGAGCTTTAACGCTTAAACTCCTTGCTGACGTTGATAACTTCACTAAGAACCTCGATAAGGCCGATAAAGACGTTGCGACCTTCGGCGATAAAGTAACCAAGTTCGGTAAAGTCGCCGGAGCAGCCTTTGCAGCTGCTGGAGCAGCAGCGCTAGCCTATGCGGGCAAACTAGCTGTAGATGGTGTCAAGGCGGCTGTAGAAGATGCTGCTGCACAGACCAAGTTAGCCCTCACGCTAAAGAACGTTACAGGGGCTACTGAGAACCAGATAGCAGCAACCGAAGATTACATAACTAAAACTTCTCTAGCCTTTGGCGTAACTGACGATCAGTTGCGCCCTTCTCTTGAACGACTATCTCGAGCCACAGGTGACTTAGAAAAGGCTCAGAAACTTCAGACTGTAGCCATCGATGTTGCAGCAGGTTCAGGCAAATCTCTCGAAGCTGTAACCAATGCCATGGCTAAGGCCGCAGAAGGCAATACAGCCGCTCTTGGCAAGTTAGGCATTGGCCTCACATCCGCTCAGCTCAAGACAATGAGCATGGAAGAAATTACTGCCAAACTAGCAGACACCTTTAAGAACCAGGCATCAACCCAAGCCGATACGTTCCAGGGCAAGATGCAGCGCCTTCAGATTGCTTTTGATGAAGGTAAGGAAACAGTCGGCGCATTTATCCTTACTGCCATTACCCCGCTAGTTGAAACTATCGTTAACAAAGTAATTCCGGCTATTGCAGATTTTACTAGCAACATCGGCGACAAGCTACAACCAGTTATGAAAGTGATTCAGCCAATTATCAATGGCTTGCGATCAGCCTTTAATTCAGTGAGAGATTCACTAGCTAGTAATAATGACGAACTTCAGCCTTTCTATGGCTTTATGAAGGCTATCTATAACTTCGCTAAAGATTACCTAGCACCAGTATTGGGCAAGACTCTAGGATTAGCCTTCGAAGGTCTAGGCAAGATTATTGCTGGGGTTATCGATATCTTCGCTGGTTTCGTGAGCAAGATTGAGAAACTGTATAACTTTGCAAAAGGTCTCATTGATCTAGGAAAAAGCGCCGCCGGAGCAGCAGGCAATTTATTCTCCAGATCTTCTTTTGAGACTGGGGCAACAACCAGCGCAGCAGTTGTAGCACCCACTCCAGTTCCTTCAATGCCTTCGGATAGCATGATTTCATACAACCCTAGAACTGGCCTTAATTACAACCCAAACGCAGGGACTACCAATATCACTGTCAATGGCGCTATAGATCCTGAATCAACAGCCCGCCAGATTGTCGGCCTTCTTAACGATTCCTCAGCTCGAGGAACCATCGGCGGAGGCTTAATCTTCGCATGACAGCCTGGACTCCGAGTTATAAGATTCAAGTAGATGGCTATGAGGTCACAGATGTAACAGTGGCTAACCTGACCATTACTTCAGGTCGCACTGATATTAACCAACAGCCAGTTGCAGGATACTGTCAATTACAGCTTCTCAACTTTGATAATACCTCATATGAATTTACAGTAGGCACAAGCCTTTCAGTTCAGGTAACTAATTCAACTAATGCTTATGTTCCTATCTTTGGCGGGTACATTTCAGACTTTACAATTCAGGTTAACCGAGCAGGTTCTCTTGGATACACGACTACAGCCACCATTACAGCGCTTGGTGCTTTATCTAAACTTCCTAAAATTATTGATCCAGGAGTTCTATCTCAGGACTTTGACGGAGACCAAATTTACACACTTTTATCTGGATACTTACTAGGCCAATGGAATGAAGTTCCAGCAGCTGAGACTTGGGCTAATTACAACCCTACCGAGACTTGGGCTAATGCCGTAAATATTGGACTTGGAGAAATTGACCAGCCAGGAGATTACGAGTTAATCGCCCGGAGCTCCAGCAATACAGACCTTTATTCACTTTGCGCTGATATTGCCAATTCAGCCTTCGGCGTTATTTATGAAGATGCCAATGGCAACATTGGTTATGCCGACCAAACCCATCGACAGGATTATTTAGCCGCCAATGGCTATACAACCCTAGATGCCAACCATGCCAATGGAATCGGCTTATCAGCCACTACTAGAGCAGGCGATTTACGGAATAGTTTTACTATCAATTATGACAATAACGCAAATCAGACATACACGGCTACTAATGTAACTAGCCAAAGCCTTTATGGTGTTTATGCGGAGGAATACACTTCCCGTATTAAACACACTTCAGATGCTCAAGCTTTAGCCAATCGATATATCGCTCTCAGAGCTACCCCTTATCCTAAATTCCAAGGCATTACTTTTGTCCTCGGAAACCCTGAAATCGATGATTCCGATAGAGATGCCCTTATTAATGTGTTTATGGGTCAACCAGTCTGGATTCAGAATCTGCCCGGCAATATCACCAATGGGTCATTCCAAGGCTACATCGAAGGATGGACATTCCGAGCCAGCCTGAATAATCTATCTATAACTTTCAATGCTTCTCCAATAAGTTTCTCCCAAGTTGCTGTAAAATGGGAGCAAGTAAATGCAGCGGAGACATGGAATTCACTTAACACCAGCCTAACCTGGCTTGATGCGATTGGAGTCGTAGCGTAATGGCAACAACAACTACTAATTTTGGCTGGGATATTCCTCAGTCAACTGATCTAGTAAAGGATGGCGCTACCGCTATTGCTGCACTTGGTCAAGATATCGACACTGCCTTAGTCGACCTTAAGGGTGGAACAACAGGCCAAGTATTAGCGAAAGCCACTAATACAGATTTAGATTTTACTTGGGTGGCCCAAGATGATTCCAACGCCATTCAGAATGCCATTGTTGATGCCAAGGGTGATCTCATTGCTGCCACAGCGAATGACACTCCAGCACGTTTGGCTGTAGGCACTAATGGTCAAGTTTTAACAGCTGACTCTACAGCTGCGACTGGCTTGAAATGGGCGGCATTACCATCTTCAACCCCTACTTTTACAGGATGCAAAGCAACCCAAGCATCAGCATGGTCAATTGCAAATGGAACAAACAATGTGTTTGCATTCCCAAACGAAGAATTCGACACAGATGGATACCATAGCACCACGACAAATAATGGCCGTATAACAATCCCAACTGGTAAAGGTGGATATTATATGTTCACTTTTACAATCGGACAAGAAACCACAGCCGGCCAAATTGAATTTTACTTTAGAAAGAACGGCTCAACCATAAGCAGATTTGATTCTGACGATGCAACTTCATACAGCCATAATTTTACAATATTCTTAAATGTTGCTGCTGGTGATTATTTTGACATCAGCGTGTATAACAACACAGGTGGAACAATCACACAAGTCGGCGAAACCTCTTTCGTCTGCGTTCTATTAGGAGTATGATCATGATAAAAGTAAACAAGCCAACAAATCTAAACGGCGTTGAACTTCGTGCTGAATTAAGAGCGGCAGGGGTCGATATTACTGACGGCAGAGATGCAGTATTTATTGACGATAACGGCGATTTATTCTTAGACATTGCAGCAAAAGACAAAGCCAAGGCAGACGAAGTTATTGCGGTTCATAATGGATCACAATCTGCCCCTGAACTTTCTATAGAAGAAAAGTTGGCTTCTATCGGATTATCTCTCGATGACTTAAGAGCTGCTTTATCGGCATGACCCCAAAGTTATGCAAAGCAGGCTGGCAGTTTCGTGAACAAGTTGACCAGTCGTTCCCCGATAGAGATCGTGGTAGTGATGGCTGGGTGGCAGATGCCCGACATGTTGCTAAGGGTAAGTCTGACCACATCCCTAATGAACGCGGCTGGGTATGTGCCCTCGATGTTGACAGAGACCTTGCAGGTAAATCCGGTAAGCCAGACCTCATGCCTGATTTGGCAGATCAGATTCGTCAAGCTGCAAAGCGAGACAAAAGAATTAAATACGTCATCTTTGACGGGCGAATTGCTTCGCCTATCTTGGGCTGGCGCTGGAGAACTTACAAAGGATCTAATCCGCATCGTAAGCATCTCCACATATCTTTCACTAAAAAAGGCGAGACAGATGGCTCGTTCTTTAATATACCCATGTTAGGTGGAACCGAATGAATATGAAGAACCCAGCAATACTTACAGGCGGCGCTTTCCTAGCTGCTTGGGGTGCATCAAACTTCGCACTCGATTATCGCTCAGTCCTTTGGGCTGTCCTAGCAGGCGTATTCGGATACGCGACACCTAGAAAAAAGTGAGCGTTCAGGACTATGCGGCTTTAGCCGTTGGAGTAGTGACAGTTCTCGGCGGTGTTGCCTCATATGTCCAGTTCATGATTAAGCATTACCTTAAAGAGCTACGCCCTAACGGCGGCTCATCGATTAAGGATCAGGTTAACCGACTAGAAACGCGTGTCGATACCATAATCGAGATGTTAGGTAAGTAACACTTATCCCATGGCAAGGAAACGACCAGTCATAGACTTAGATACTTACAGCGCTTTAGATGCTTATGCCATAGCGCTGAATGAGTATTACAAGTCATTACGCAAAGCAGGATTCACAGAAACTCATGCCTTCTGGCTTCTGTCTGATCGTGAATCATTTCCTGACTGGATTATCCCTAACTTACCTAATCGCATAGACAATATCCCCTACGAAGATGAGGATGACGATTAAGCGAATCGTAATACTTTCAGACTTGCAGGTTCCTTTTGAGGATGTGCACGTCACTAGAAACATCGCTAAATTCTTACAGACCTTTAAGCCAGACCAGACAGTCACTATTGGCGATGAAATCGATTTCCAGACTATCTCCAAGTGGTGTGAAGGCACTCCACAAGCTTATGAACAGAGCCTTGGCGATGACCGAGACAGGTGCGTAGAACTGCTCTGGGAACTGGGCGTTACGGACTGCATTCGGTCTAACCACACGGATCGTCTTTACAACATCATCATGAAGAAGATTCCATCATTTTTATCCTTGCCAGAGCTTCGGTTTGAGAAGTTTATGAAGTTCGATGAACTAGGAATTACCTTTCATAAAAAGCCCATGCAACTGGCTACTGGCTGGTACGCGGTTCATGGTGATCACACTCCAATCAAGAATATGGGTGGAGCATCTGCCATGGAAGCTGCACGCCGGATGGGGGTCAATATCGTCTCTGGGCATACGCACAGAGCGGGCAGGCAATCCTTCTCAGAAGCCATAGGAGGCCGAATGGGGCGTGTCCTGCATGGAGTCGAGGTAGGCAACCTAATGGACTTCAAACAGGCCGCATACACCAAAGGGTCGGCAAACTGGCAGCAGTGCTTTGCCATCATGTATGTTCACAATAAGAACGTGCAGGTCGATTTAATCTACATCGAGAAGAATGGCACGTTTATAGTTAATGGCAAGGTCTATGGAAGGGTTCGCTAGTCCAGTATTCGAGGATGAGAATCCTGCCGAAATCGTTATAAGACTGTTATCAAAGCATGGGGGCTGTCGGCTTCATCTGATGTAATCTTTTCATAAGTCGGAAACTCCGGCGGAATGGGAGCAGTCATGAATGTAGATCATGCACTTATTGGAATGGGGTCACTTGGCCTCATCTTTGGCTATTTACTTGGTTATGCCAAGGGACACGAACATGGCAAGATTCAGGGCAAGATTAACGCCCGCAGAATGATTAAGGCGCAGACTCAGCACCAGGTGAATCGATGAACGCCGGTGACTTTCTTACTGAAGCAAAAGCAATCATTCAAGAGCGTGGAATGGACTATGGTCATCCAACAGACAATATGTCCAGAACCGCATCCCTATGGTCTGCATATCTCGAAATGCCAGTTACTGATTACCAGGTGGCGATGTGCCTTGCGCTGGTCAAAGTCGCTAGATCAATGGAATCTGGAAAAGTGGACAATTACATCGATGGAGCTGCGTACTTCGGTATTAGCGGACAACTGAGAGTTACGGAGAACGATTTATATGTTTAACCTTGAAGATTACGAGACAGTCGAAGAGCGACTGATTAAATTCTGGAAGGAACATCCTGATGGCCAGATTCATACGAAGCTTGTGGCTTCTAGTGCTAGTCAATATATCGTTGAAGCTAGTATCTTTCGAACTGAGGCTGATCCTAGGCCTTGGACGACTGGCCTTGCTGAGGAAACAGTACAAGGTCGTGGAGTTAATGCTACTTCTGCCCTTGAAAACTGCGAAACAAGTGCGATTGGTCGCGCTCTCGCTAATGCAGGCTACGCAACTAAAGGAAAGAGAGCGAGCCGCGAAGAAATGTCAAAGGTCGCTAAAGGCGTAGAAGTCAAGCAAACTATTGAAGCCACTAAAGCCAAGATGGCTGAAACATCGAAGGAATATGTCCCAGTACCAAAGGAAGATGATCCATGGGCAATCAGACCAGCAGAGCCAGTTCAGACTATGGAAGGAGCAGTCGAGATGGTGAAATCAGTTCTTGGTGGCACAACGGATTCGGATGTACAGCGTTGCCCTCATGGGGAAATGGCTTGGAAAACAGGCACTACGAAGAAGGGGGCATTGTGGGGTCATTGGCGTTGCATGAACCACATTCTCGGTGAAGCAGAACGTTGTGAACCTCGATGGTACGAGATTGACAAAGAGACTGGAACATGGAAGCCGCAGGTGAAACGTGGGTAAATTATTCTTTCGGAATCAAGATGACGAGTGGGAGCAATTCCCTACTGATGAGCAGTTACAAGCTGCTGAAAAAGCAGCCTACGATCTACAGTTATTGGGCTTTGCCATTATCTGCCAGTTATGCAATACCCCTCCAACAGTGGCTCAGATTAAAGCAAGAGCTTTAATGAACGAGTGGAAGTGCGACAAGTGCCACACGATCAACAGCGCAGGTAAAGCATGAAACACACATATAACTTTCAATCCTCATGGTGCTATACCAACTGCTCACTTTGCGATGATGACGTAATGTGCAATGAATATCAACGTGGCGATGGGTTAGTAGTCTGGTTGTGTAAGAAGTGTGAAGATATAAATCACCTATGACACGACACAGAAAGGATCGAGGCCTGAGGACTGAGCGAGTTGTTGCTAGTTATCTCCAGCAATGGTGGCCACATGCAGGCATCGGTCGTGGTGCTGGAAAAGATATAACCAACGTCCCGTTCGACGTTGAAGTTAAGGCTAGGTCGGCGTTCCAGCCCCTGGAGTGGTTGCGCCAAGCCACCAAGAGAGCGGATGGCAAAGAGCTTCCGTTCGTGGTGTGCCGGATGAATGGTCAAGGAGAAGATGCTTCCGAGTATCTGGCCTTTATGCGGTTTGGTGACTTGGTTCAACTGCTCTTGCCTATTTACGAAGATATTAACGCTGATTCTGTACAATTAGAGCCTGAACGATGTACATCTTGTGGATCGTGGAAACTAAAGGAAGTCCCATGCCGGACATGCGAGAAGACCTCTAATGCCAATCTATGAATTCGAATGCACCAACGAGGACTGCGAGGCCAACTTGCGGTACGAGAAGGAGTTCTCAATCAATGAACCACATGATCCAAAATGCCAGTTCTGCCATAGCTCGATGCAGAAGATTTATTCAGTTCCAGGTATCTCATTCAAGGGCTCGGGCTTTTACAGCACTGATAAATAGTGCGACACGCTCATTGCAAGGATTACAAAATATAGGCTCTGACCTGCGGTTTTACACCCGTCTATACAAAATGCAGTTGACACGTTCGGTACACTCCAGGCTAGAGCCCATCAAGGGCTCACAGCGGGCCGCTTCGCGGAAAGCCCGCTGGGTAGCCGCCGTTATTGGGATATCTCTGTCTATGCAGGCTACTGCTGTAGGACAGGGCTCAATAGATCCTTATTATGATTTACATTCATTAGCTGATTTACAATTAACTGATAAGCAATTTCAATGTCATCAAGAGATAGTCTTTAGAGAATCAAGCTTTAGAATCGATGCTCGCAACGGCTCTCATCATGGCTATTACCAGATTCGTAATGAGAAGCTGATAGATGCTCCATATGACTACCAGTTCTATTTCTATTGGAAGTATGTCCAACATCGATATGGGATTACAGCGTATGATGAGCCTGATTATTGCAAGGCATTACACCATCTAAAGACAAGAGGTTGGCAGTGAGGAAATTCTTTTGTTGGTTTATAGGTCATGAGTACCTAAGTTTCAATGAGGATGATATCCATTATGCCTTTTGCATTCATTGTTATAAAAGTGTCTATGTCAAAGCTTAAGCAATCAGGATCTACTACTGCGTGGCGCAGACTGCGCGAGCAAGTAATCAGAAGAGACGGATGCTGCCAAATGTGCGGCACCGAGGAACGCCTCAGTGTTGACCACATCATCCCAAGAGTAGCCGGAGGCACAGATAGCCTGGATAATCTGCAAGTATTGTGTTCATCATGCAATAGCAGCAAGGGGGGTAGGTTTTTTGATAGGCCTAAGACACCCCCGACCCAACTCAGGATTATCTCAGATGACCCTAATCAGCCTGAACTGGCGGTAACTGGCAGAGATCAGCCGAGATTAGAGACTGTGTGGCCTGACGCGGCTGGTTCGTTTGGGGCTGAGGTGGGGGGCTGGGCTT